ATTCAGGAACCCCGGTATTTCCGTTATTTTGCCCGCATTGCGGTTTGTTTATCTCGTTCATATTAAAAATTTTTTGTTAGATTATTACATTTATTCTCCCTAAAAAGCACGTTCATGTCGTTTATCTCGATAGCGTCTATATGATCATCAAGTATCGCCTTGTCATATCCTTGTAAAGATTCTCTCCCCATTTCAAAGTGGTTAATAAGCGTGTGGTCCAGTGTTGAAGAAATTGTCACCTTCTTTATTTCACCAATTAAAGCCTCGTAAGCCGGAAACAAGATGGGTTTATAATTCTGCTCAAGCCTCTCGTCCGCTTTCAATGTTTTCTTTGTCATAGTTGCGATCAAGAGTCTCAAACTCGATCTAACACCATCATCTGTTATTCTTTGTTTGAACGGCTCTATTAACGCTACTAAAGGATACTTCACTTTGCCTCCTTTACCCAACGTGTTCAAGTTTTCTACTATTTCACGGAGTGTCCCATACTGAAATGATAATTCAAAACCAACCACCAAAGATGATTTCTTTACCACTTCACTTAATATGTCCTCTACAACAATCATAGATTGAACGTATTTATCCGTTTAAGTAGATTCATGTCAATATCCCGGTAATTAAAACTACCTGATGTCTTCATCCACTTTTGAATATCAATCACCCAATCCACCATTTCATTCCACGCCCTACACATCTTTAAAGCCGGGGAAACCCTCACCGAGTTATCCGAATCCGTTTCCATCTCTCCAATATCAGTTGTTACAGACACGTTACAACGTCGATACCAGTAATACACGTAATTAGCTATCGGGGACATTTTCAACGTTTCATCAACAAGCCTATTTTTAAGGTCCAACCATTTACCCGATAATTCCCCCTTTTCTATTTCCTTGTAAAATTCATCCGCACGATCTCGACCTAGCAAAGAAACAAGAAAACGCTTCTCGTATTTGTCAATAAAAAACAGAAGCAATTCCAGGTTAGAACTCGCTATCTGGCTACTGATCCCATTACCGACGCTATTCAAGTTCGATATAACGATCTCGCCTTTAAAATATTCCTCGTTGATTAACATGATCTATTATTTATCAGTTATTTCGGTTGATTTTCCCCGTGAAGACCTGCCACGATTCCCTTTCTCTTCCTCTTCCTCTTCAATTTTCCCTTTACCCTTCTCTCCAGGCGCAACCGGGGTAAACTTCACCAGTCCCCGTGAAACTCTAACTTTGTTTTCCTTCATGATCACGTTTACTACTTTTTCGTCACCTTCTATAATTACTCTCTTTTCCATAGGTAAATATTAAAGGAAGGGGGAGTTCCCCCTTCGTGATTTTTAATCTTTCTTTTTCGTGATTGCGGCAAGCACATCATCCAACTTCCCGTAAGCGAAAGCGAACGGGTTGTAAACTGGCATCAAGACCTCTTCTTGTGCGATCACGGTAACTTGATTGGTTAATTTACTTTCAATATCTTCGGCAAACTCGATAAACAAGGACGTGTAATCAACTAACGCAGCGGCGTTTGCCATATCACCGATAAAGTAATATCCCGGGGGCACGATCGTTGTTTCCACGATCACCCTACCGGAGATTCTTTTCGTCCCGTCAATCCCAGTAATCAAGTCAAGTGATCTACCGGAAGTATCTTTTAACGTTTGAATCATGAACACGTCTGACGGGTTCAACGCAACCACGTTGGGGGTAAACTCGCCATACGTTAACACTGCAATAACGGCATTGATAGCATCCCCGTAGTTCGGATCTTCAACTGTGTTAAAGAAGTTGTTTTTAACTTCAAACGTCAAGGCGCTAATTTGTTCCGTAGTAAGCTTGCCAGCAGATTGCGGAACAATATCAGCATAAGGAACATCAATCATTATTTTACGATCGTTGTGCTTGTGCATCATATTCTCGCTATTCAACTTGCTCGCCGTGCCGCTTGTAACTTCCGGTGCGCCCGTAAACTTGATCAGCATTCCCTCTTCGATCTTGTCGAATGGTTTACTGAACGTGATCATCGTTTGTTCTCCCTTGTTGTACGATTCAACACTCTCAACCGATCCAGCTTCCCCTTTGGCAACTACTGCTGTCAGCCATTTTGAAATATCGTTCGACTGTCCAACAATACCGAGTAAATTATCTCCCGTTCCATCACCGAACAAGATTTGAAAATCCTCTGCCATTCTTACCCATTTAGGCAAACGGTTTATCAAGAAAGAACGAAGGTACGGGCGAGATTTAAGAAGTCGCTTGGAAATATTCACGTGAGTACCGATACGGGCGATATTGGCTGTTTCTTCCTTCATTTTAAAAGCACTCTCTGGCAATCTCCCGTTCTCAGAAACAGCAACGGCGTTTCTGTCAAGATCAACGATCTTGGCGTAAGCGATTGAAGTGAACTCTGGATCTCCTTGATCAACAGTCATCAAATCACGAACGTTAATCCGGCGCTCGTTAACATCTACTATTACCCTACCGGTTTGCTGTGTCGTGAGTAAATTTCCCTCGTAGTTGTTTTCCAAGGAAACAATCCCCTTGATATTGAACGGGATTTTACCTGTTGTTCTTGACTTACTATTAATGAAATCGACCATTTTGGGATTATCAATAATCTCGTCAATAGCCTTCTCAATCATGGATCCTTTCCCAAGTGTAATACCACTATCTTTCATTTTTTGAATCTCTCCAACGATTGATTTAATTGTCTCTTGCATATTGTCCAATGATTTTTTTACTCCATCAGAAGGCATTTTGTCTTTATTTTGCTCAACAAATTCGGCAAGAGATTTTTTCACGACTTCATCAAGGCTCTCTCTTGTTATAAATCCTTTACTGAATTTATCAAAAGCTTCGTTTAACGGGGATTCTACCGCCTTCAAGAACAACTCTTCCTCTTCAGATAGTCCTGCATCCTTTTTCACCAAGGCAATAAATGGAGCCGTTGCCATCATCGCCATCGTGCTTCCGGCATCGCAAAATACGCAAGTCACACCAATCATTGCAAGCACAACAAAAGCAAACATTGTTACCTTAGAACATTTTCTCACTTTGTTAATTAAATTTTTCATACGTCTTAAAAATTAAAATTGGTTTTATTATTTAATCTTGTCCACCAAGTCTTTCAAAGAAAACTTGGATTCTTCCTTTTTTATCACAACATCATTTTTAGAAACATGATTACAGCATTTAGGGCATAACACGTGCTTGGATAATTCATTAATAGATTTTCTAGTATGAATCAATGTCATTACTTCTGACCGAATGTCATTAGCAAGTTTCATGATTTCTTTATACGCAACACCCTCTTTCATCCAAGAATCATAAGATTTAACAGCATCAATAACCTGCTCTTTCAAGACTATTTCCGGCTGATTGTCATAGTCAAAAACTTCACCACAACACGAGCATTTAACGATCGTATCACCAAGTAACGCCTTTCTTATAACATCAATGGATTGTGTTATAGCCTTCAATTTTGCGTCAGAATACTTCATTTTAACAGCTTCTTCAAGAAACTTAATATGTTCTTCTGCTGAAATTGTATTCATCCCTTTAATATCTAACAATGGTGTCCTCTCGTTTGCTCCCCAATTTGTCAGGGTTGAATATTCCCACATTTTCCACTGTAACACCTCCTTGGGATTAGATTTGTTCCTATTGATAGCGTTGACCCCAATCGAATGCTCAAGCGTTCTCCCGTGTTCAGCGTATAGCTTGTAGTCCTCGTAGGTGTCCCGGGAGATTTGTTTCTTCATGTTAAACTGAGAGGTCATTTGCACCAGATCATCCTTTTCTTCCCCGCTAATTGGTACACCGAGAAGAATACATGGATCATGATTCAAAAACCATTTCAAACGAGCGAAATCTTCTTTCAACGTCTTGTTAAACGAACCGGGCATCGATATATCACCATCAGCATCTTCATTCCCGATCGCATTAACAGCGATAACGACCCGTCCTTGTTCGTCCACGTCGTTAGTTTTGGTCGCAATACTCTTGTTTATTATTTCCATTTCCAAAACATT